CTTTTGCAAGATGATGACGGTCGGCACTGAGTGGTTCATCTGCACCGAGAAGATGCTCAAGAAATTTCTTGACGCTGCTATCAAGAGGTATGGCGACAGTAATTCAATTCCAATTCAAGAGGATGACGATTACAATTGGATTCGCAAAACAGATACACGCCCTGCCCTGATTTTCAAATGGAATCAAGATGGCAAACCCGTAGTAGATGGCAACGCCCACGAGATCACACCGCAAACTTTGAGATTTGCTTGGACTTATCGGGTGCTAACGGGACATGCCCCAAGTGGTTGCTGTTCACACGAAGTGATTCACCCACACACGACAAAGAGAATTAAGAAGAAAGACATCTCAATTCCAGTCCTTTAACATTATATCACACCCTGCCCGACACGGCAGGGTTTTTTGTTGGATGCCGATATTGGGGGTGTGCCGAGCAAAAACGAAAAGAGCTAACCTACAAAAGTATCCCAACGACATATAAATATTTCGCCAGAAAAAAATCATGAGAAAAGGTCAAAAGTTACATCCTGCAACTACACGTGGGAGATATAACACTCAGAGTTATCAGAGGAAAAGAAGAGAGAGGTCTGAGAAGAAATACATAAGGTCTCAAAAACGCCCACAAGGAATTCCAAAGACAAGAAGGAAGAAGAAGTACTCTGCGTTCTCTGAGTTCATTGATATGTTAATACGTGCCGCTAAATATCTGTACAGACTATTTGCAAAATGAAAAGTTCTGTGCTAGAATTTAGAAAAATTTTTCCTGGTAAAAAATGACTGAAAAACCCGACATAAACATTGCCGATCCTGATGGAGGTATTAATACATCAGAAGGATACGAAGAAACTGTAATGCCCACATTTACTGAAAGTGAAATCGCCCATCAGGAGATGATGCGAAATCCTACATATGCAATTGCAACACACGAGCACACACTCAATAAGTTTGCAAACATTCTGGAAGAGTTGTCAGCAAGGGTAGTTGAGTTGGAGAAAAATGTCTATGAGACGAATTCGCCCGACCCCAATGATCCTATGAAGGATTATCCAGAAGTAACAATGCATCAGAACAGATGAGAGAACAACCAGTAGATGAAAACTTTTACAATGAGGTCTTAAATAACTTTGACCAGTTTTGTGATAACTTTGAGTTTGCTGCTGCTAAACGATTTTCAGGAGTAGACAATGACAGTAGACAACCACTTGACAACGCAGAAGTCCAACGAGTTACTCCTCCAATTGTCCGAGAAGTTGACTCAGTTGGAGAAGAGGATATCACTGCTAGAACATCCACAATTGATGTACCGTCCACCGAAGTCTGAGGAATACCAAAGTATATCCGAGACACTTGACTATCTACATAATACAGTAACTAGTCTGAAGAACGTTCAGAAGATACAGTTAATGAGAGGTAAGTAATGAGTTTCCAAGGATGTATAGTGGATTCCACAGTAACTGATACTAACAGTGCTAATCCAACTGCTGACTATATGGCACAAGTACATGGTGGTACTGATATCACCTGTGCTACCATTTACAGTAATCAGGCAAATATTAAACATCTAGATCGTACAACGAAAGCTACCGATGTTACTGGTAAACCTATCCTCCCACCACCCTCTTTCCCTGTTCCACAACCGTTAGTCAGAATTCCTCCTGTTGTTGGGATTGTCAACACAGAAGCAAGGGGTGTTTATTTTGAGGGTAAGTTAGTGCCAGTTATAGGTGATGGTATTAATGCTCCGTTAGCAGCACCTAACCCAAGGCTCTTGACAACTCCTACAAATTATCCTACAATACACATAGGTACACGTACATAATGGCACTTTATAATAACTCAGATTACCAAGCACCACCAGCAAAGGTTACCAGACAGGGTAAATCAAAGAATACAAAGCTTTCTGCATCTTCTCGTAATGGAGCAAAAAAGAGATACAGGGGTCAGGGTAAGTGAGTGACGAACTTTCTCGTATTGCCTCAGCACTTGAGAGGATTGCAGCATCTTTTGAGAAAGAGTTGCATGTTGACATAGATCATGCCCACATAGATGATATCGGTGAAATACACGGTGACGTGGTAACTCATCCGAAGCAATTCTAGTGGAGGTCTCCGACCCCCGAACGCCGAAGACTCCGAAATGACATATCAAGCACTGCCAAAAGAATTACATATAAGAGAGAGTCCTATAGCAGGTCAAGGTCTTTTTGCAAAGGAAGATATTGATGCTATGATGTATCTTGGCGTATCCCACGTGGTAGTGGATGAAGAGATAATGAGAACACCTCTAGGAGGGTTCGTAAATCACTCTGAAGACCCCAATTGCGTGAAATGGTACGAAGACCAAGGATGGGGAAGAATATACTATATGAAGACGATTAAACAGATTAAGAAGGGAGAAGAGTTATTTTTGAAGTATACCTTTTATAAGGTAGGATAAAAGTCGCTAAATATAACTGACTTCGTATATTGTCGGTAAATGGCGGCCACGTTGTCCTTCAAGGACATTAATATTACTTTTAAGAAGCATCCTGTTACTAATGACTTAGTTGTTAGTAGGGATGCTTCTGCTATTAAGCAAGCAATTGTAAATTTATTGCTTACTAATAAGGGTGAGCGTGTCATGCAACCCGATTACGGATCAGATATAAGAAGTTTCCTATTTGAACCACTAGACTTTGGTACTGCTGTACAGATTAAGAATAGTATTAGGTACTGTTTAACTAGATTTGAACCTAGAATAGCAGTACAACAGATTGAGGTTCTCCCTAGTTATGAGGATAATGGATTTAGTGTTGAATTAACTTATAGTATAAGAGGTTCAGATAATCCACCAGTAACCGTAGACTTCTTCCTTGCAAGGACGAGATAATGCCATATACCCAGTTAAACAACCTAGACTTCACAGACATAAAAGTTGCTCTCAAAGATTATATGAGAGCACAGTCAGACTTTACGGACTATGACTTTGAAGGATCCGCATTAAGTAATATACTAGACGTACTAGCATACAATACTTACTACACTGCGTTCAATACCAACATGGTAGCGAATGAAATGTATCTGGATTCCGCAACCCTACGGGATAATGTGGTATCACTTGCGAAACAACTTGGATATACTCCTAAGTCAATCACTGCACCAACAGCAAGTGTTGATATGGCACTTACATTTACTGGTACTTCTCCATCAACAGTTACTATTAAAGCAGGAAGCGGATTTGTTACTAACTATGATGGATCATTATATCGGTTTGTATTAAGAGATGATAATAAGGTAGAAGTTGCAAATAGTGTAGCTACCTTCTCTGCTATTCCGATATATGAAGGTTCTTATATATCAACTGCTACTACCATTGATACTAGTATTAAAGATCAAAGATTCTACTTAGATAATGCTAATATTGATACTACTACAGTAAAGGTAACAGTATATAAGGCACTTAACTCAACTATATTTGATGATTACACAGAAGCAAATAATATTCTTGATATAGGTGCTGCGGATAAGGTATTCTTCCTCAGTGAGAGGGAAGATGAGAGATATGAACTGTTCTTTGGTGATGGAGTATTAGGTAAGAAACTGGAAGATGGTAACGTAGTTGAAATCAGTTACATTGTAACAAATGGTGATGTAACAAACGGTGCAAAGACATTTACCTTTAATGGGGTAATGCAAGATGAGAACAATGCTAATGTAGCACTTCCATATACTGTAACCAGTTTAACAACCATCTCAAATGCTAGTGGTGGAGCACCTATTGAGACTATTGATAAGATTAAGTTTAATGCTCCTAAGTATTATGGTTCTCAGAATAGAGCAGTAACTGGTAATGACTACAAAGCAATCGTTAGAAATCTATATCCAGCAGTAAGTGATATTATTGTATTTGGTGGTGAAGATCAAGTACCACCTGCATATGGTAAGGTATTCTTATCAGTGAAACCAACTGAGGCTGCTGCACTTTCATCATTTACTAAGAATGAGTTAACATCCGAACTTAAGAAGTATACAGTTGCTTCTATAAGACCTGAATTTGTAGATCCATCTATTCTCTTCTTAGAATTGACAAGTAACATCTATTATAATGGAACTAAGACCAAAATGTTACCTACAGAAGTAGCATCAAAGGTGTCAACTGCAATAACTGAATACTTAAAGACTTCTGGTACAGAGAAGTTTAATGGTAAGTTTAGATATAGTAAGTTTATTGGTGTTATTGATAATACAGATCGTGCTATTAATTCCAATGATACTAATGTTACTATGAGAAAGGACTTTATTGCACAAATAAATTCATCTTCATATTATGAAGTATGTTATGGCAATCCTTTTTATGTGGATTGTAACAATCCTGTAGTATCATCAACAGGAATGACAGTTTTTGAATATCCCAATGTCACTTCTTACTTAGAGGACAGAAATGGTAAATTAGTCCTATATAGACTAGATTCCATCACTGGTGAAAAGATTCTATTGAATGATTCAATAGGAACTGTTGATTATATTAAAGGTGAGATAATAATGACAGACTTTACTATCCTTAAAGGAACTTTCTCTGACAATCGTATTGAATTAAGAGTAAAACCAGCAAATAAGGATATTGAAGTTAAGCGTGAGATGTATCTAGACGTAGATGTATCAAAGAGTAAATTCGTTGCTTATAAAGAAGAGTAGATGTCAAAGACTGCGAATAGAATCTCATTTTTAATTGATTCTCAACTCCCCGATTTTATCAATGAGGAGTATGAACTATTTGGTAAGTTCATACAAAAGTACTATGAGCAGTTAGAACTGCAAGGTCAACCATACGATATTGTTGAGAATCTTGAGACTTATCGTGATATTGATTTCTATGAGAATAATCTATTAAATCAAAGTACTACTGTAGATGGATTAGTTAATCCTTCTGATACTACTATAACAGTAGTAGATGCCACATCATTCCCTAAAAATGGTGGATATTTTAAAATAGATGATGAGATTTGTTTTTATAAGAGTAGAACAGATACTCAATTTAATGAAATTAGTCGTGGTGTAAGTGGCAATACAAAATTAGGCGACCTTTATTCCACAACTACATTTGTTACTACCCAAGCATCCAGTCATACCAATGGATCTCAGGTATTAAATATTAGTAATTTATTTTTATATGCTTTAATTAAAAACTTTGAGAGTGAGTACCTTAGTGATTTTCCAGAATTATATTTAAACGAAGCAGTTGATAAAAGAACACTTATTAAGAATATAAGTTCTTTTTATCAATCAAAGGGAACTGACAAGTCTGTTAAATTCTTATTTAAGTGTTTGGTCAAAGATGATCCAGAACCAGAGATTGCATATCCACGTGAGTTTACCTTAAAGAGTTCTGAATCTAATTGGATTAATAATTATTCTCTAAAAGTTAGAGTATTATCAGGTACAGTAACAGATATTATTGGTAAGAAGATTTCTCAAACAACACCATTTGCTTCTGCTGTTGTTGATAATGTACGTTATGATGGTAAGTATGATGGGGAAGATCTATATGAGATCATACTTAACGAAGCAAGTGTAAATGGAGAGTTTTCCACAGCTGCTAGAACTAAATTAACAGAGTCTATCACTACTATTGATACTATAGGTGATAGAATTGATGTAGAGTCCACAATGGGGTGGGATAAGAAAGGTGAATTTACAATTGGTAGTGAGACTATTACATTTGAAGATAAAAATGTCAATCAGTTTGTTATTAAAACAAGATCTGGAAATACAACTCACCCTGT